GGGCGGTCTTGAGCTTCGGGTTCGACTCGACAGCCGCCTTGATCGCGTCACCGACCTTCGTGGCGAAGTCGTCGGCGTCCGGGTCCAGGTCGTCGACCTGCTTCAGGAAGCCCCGGCTGTCCAGCAGGGCATCCGGATCGGCGCTGTGCTTGGTGGCCGCCCGGTAGACCGCCAGCTCCACCGCGCTCTGTCGGGCCTTGCCCTGCGTGGCGGCGAGCTGCTGCGCGAGCTTCTCGGGGTCCGGCTTGCCGTCGTCGAGCTTGATGCCCGCCTTCTCGGCCAACTGGGCCAGCAGGGCGGACTGTCGCTGGAGTTCGGTGGTGGTGCTCTTCGAGCGGTCCTCGTGCTTGCGGGCCTGGGCCTTCCACTTCTCGGCCTCGGCCTGCCAGTTGGTCTCGCCGTTCTTGGTGCCCTTGTCGTCCTTGCCGGACTGGGGCGGGGGCGTGCCCTCGGGAGGCGTGGTGCCCTCCGGGGGAGTGCCGGGGTTCTCCGCGCCCGTGCCGGGCTCTGCGGGTGTCGCCATGGTCGTGCTCTCCCTTGTCGGGTGGGGGTGCCCATGCGGGCTCAGCAGGCCGTGAGGCCCGCTGACGTTCGAGGGACGGGAGCGGTACCTTGCGCGCATGTCAAAGACCGTGTGGATGACAGCCGACGGCGACCGGTACCACGCCCGGGAGGACTGCCACGCTCTGGCGAGTGGGCAGCAGGGCAGTGACGTACAGGGCTTTGAGGTGAAGCCCGTGGAGCAGATCACGGAGAGCGATGCGCAGTTCCGGGGGCGAACCGCCTGCCTGATCTGCGGCGGCCCGGCCTAGGCGGCTTCCTCGGAACCGTCAGGAGTCGGTGTGGCCGGCTCGGGGGCCGGAGCGCTCTCCTCGCGGATTCGCTTCACTTCTTCGAGGACCTGCTCCTCGCGCCAGTCGGGGTTGAGACGACGGATCTTCTCGAAGGTGGAGATGGCACCCGCACGATTCAGCAGTTCGAGCTGCTGAGCCGTCTCACCCGGGTCCGGGGTGACCAGGTCGGGGAACTCGACGTGCGGCTCGACCGGGACCAGGGAGGTCCCGAAGACGGCACGGTCGATCTCCAGCAGCACGCCGAAGAGGTGCGCCAGGGCAGGCCGCCAGTAGCTGGTCTTGTTCGACCGGGTGGTGAGGGACTGGCGCTCCCGGGCAGCGATCTCCGTTGCCGTGGTGTTGCCGCTTCCCTCGCTGGTGACACCGAACGTCTGGAGGCTGTACCCGGCCCCGAGGATGATCCGCTCGGCGAGGTCAGCGCAGAGCGCGCGGTGTTCCTCGGTGCGGATGTTGAACTGGACCTGCTCGATCACCGAGCCCTTGTCCTCGCTGGGGGCGAGGTTGAGGGGTGCGAACAGTTCGCGATCGAGGTCGAAGAACGCGCCCTCCCCCTTGCCGAGGTTCTCCAGGACCTCCGTGCCGACCAGGAGCCGGGCCTTGCCCGTACGCAGGTCCCGCATCCAGTCGCTGTACGCCTCGTCCAGTGCGTCCATGAGCGCTTCGACACCGGAGAAGTCCGAGCGGCCGAGGTTGGCGGCTGCGGGCAGGTGACGCCAGAGCTTGTTCGGCTTGAGGTTCGGGATGTACTGCGCGGTGAGTTTCGGCGTCCCGGTAGGGATCCCATCGCCGTCGATCACGAGTTCCGCGAGACCGGCAGTCTCCGGGAAGTCTGTGAGGGCCATCTGGACGCCCAGCTCGGTGGCCGAGCCGACCCACACGGAGTGCCTGATCCAGCCCGGCTCGTGCCGTTCGAGCTGACGCACAACGGTGTTGGCGTCCTCGCGGATCACGTTCCAGAACGTGACGGCACTCAGCCGGCCCCACTTCCACTCGGGCACCGCGATGTCGGGAGAGGCTGCGACGAGCCAGGGCTTGTCCTGGATGCTCTGGTCCCAGACCACCCGGAGGTAGACCCCACCCAGGGCGGCAGAGATCTCGGCCGCTTCCCGGAGCACGGCGTACGTGGTGTCGTCGGCGAGCTGGTCCAAGCGCTCCTGAGTCGCCTCGTCCTTCACGGTCAGGTTCAGCGGGGCCCCGAAGAGCAGGTTCGCGCTGGTGGCCGCGATGGCTCCGGCAAGCGGTACGTGGAGCTTGGAGGGCCGCTCGCCCAACGGTGTGGGCTGACCCCAGAACCACCGTCCCAGGCGGGCCAGGAAGCCCTTCCGGCGCACGGCGGGCCTGTCGTTCGGGGCGTTGAGGTACGCGTCCGTGAGGCCCTCGGGCGTCCCGGCGTACCAGGCGTTCCAGACCTCCTGCTGGGCGAAGACGTCAGCGAGTTCCGGAGGAGGCCATGCGGTGCCCATCTCAGACCCCCTTACGCTGCTCGTTCGCTCTCGCGGTCTTTCTGCGGGAGCGGGATGTCGATGCGGGATCGCCAGATGTGCTGTGTGGTCTTGATCGCGTAGCGCAGGGCGTCAACGCCGTGATCGTTCTGCTTCAGCGGCGCGTCCTCGCCCTTCTCGGTGGCCCGGGAATCCCAGACGTAGCCGTCGATCTCCTTCAGCAGCTCCTTGCACGAGCTGTGGATGCGGAGCTTGTTGGCGGCGAAGAGGGCCATGAGGATGCGGATGCCGCTCAGGACCTTGTTGTGAGCCGGCCGAGGGCTCAGACCGTCCTGGCGGAGCTGGACGTGGAACGAGGCCGCGGAGGGGTCTACCGCGATGATGTCGGGCCGTATCCCGCGCTCCCGGGTCCCCGGAGGGCTCACGGAACCCAGCCACTCCCGAAGGCGTTCAGAGGCCTCCACGTCGGTGATCTGTCGCTGGGCCTTCCGCCCGTCGTACCGCCACTCAGCAGCCGCGTAGAGGCACCCGTCGTTGCCGAAGCCGACCAGGACCGCGTGGGTCGGATTCGAGGTGCCGTAGTCGATGCCCAGGGACAGCCACCGCGTGATCGGCGGCAGGATGTCCACGACGTGCCGGGCCCGGTCGAACATGTCGAACACCGCGCCCTCGGCCGCGCACCACTGGCCCTCGATGAACCTCCGGTAGAACAGGCCCTGGTGGCTCGCCTTGATGTCGGCGACGTACTCCGGCTCCAGGTGGATGTTGTCGTCCAACTGGAAGGAGAAGACCTTCATTGACCGCCGCGTCTCGGGGTCGTCGATGTACTTCTCACGGAGCCAGTGGGTCGGCGCATCCGGGTTGGTCGTGGCGAAGATCCGGGCTCTGGGGGCCCTCATGCGGGTCCGGAGCATTTCCCAGAAGGTCTCGGGGAGGAGCGTGGCCTCGTCGACGTAGGCGCCGACACAGGTCATGCCTCGGATCTTGTTCTCGCTCTTGACGTCGTTCGCGCCGATCACGTGGACGAGGCGTCCGAAGATCCGTGCCGTGGGTGCGCCCGGGTTGTAGTCGACCTGGAGGGCGAGGTCCTCGAAGATCTCCGGGTTCATCAAGGGCTGGAGGGCGTTGCGGTATACGGAGTCCCGCGTCTTGCCGATCATCACCAGCTCGCCCGAGGTGCTGGCCTGCTCCACGAACATCAGCCAGGCCCACAGGGAGGCGATGGTCTTGCCCGAGGAAACCGCGCCCTCCCAGAGGTTGATCCTCCGATTGGCGGCTCCGATGGACAGGATCTGCTTGGGGGAGAAGCTCTCCAGCAGGAACTGGGTGCTACGAGCCGTACTCGTCGGCATCGTCGACCCCCAGTTCCCGCGAGGCGGCCGTCATGGCCTCCCCGAGAGTCCTCAGCAGGCCCTTGGCGTTCTCCCGCCCCTCGTCTCCGGCATCGACCTGGGCGAGCTTCAGAGCGCTCGTCAGGGCACTGGAGGCGGCCAGGGTGAAGTCCTTGGTCTCCTTCGCCGGGGGCTGCTGGAGCCACTCGGCCACGCTCTCCCCGGTGTGGCTGAAGCCGTGGACGAGGTACCGGTCCTGGGCCCTCTGGATGGTCCGCTCGGCGAGATCGAGGAGCTGCTCTTGGATCCGCTGACGCCTGGCCTTCAGGTCGATCTGACGGGCGTCAGTGGCGGCCCTGACGGCCTCCCTGTCAAAGGGGAGCCCGAGGCGCTGCGCGTGGTTCGTGATGGTCCCGACGGACCACTCCATGCGACGGGCGATCTCATTGCGGCTGACGTCGTCGGCGTGGAGTTGACGGAGTCGCTCCTCGTCCTCGGTGGTGAAGTTTCGGGTCATCGCCGGCTCACCCCCTCACGTGCGTGTGATGACGGGTGACTGGTCAGGGCTGACGACTATCGAGCCGTTAAGTGGTCATAGGCTCCGCCCATGACGAAGACGCCGGAAGGTGAAGAGACTCGCCCGTTTGCTGTGCCGATCAACGACGTATTCGCGAGGGAAGCAGTCCATACGCTGCGGCGATATCGCGAAATGGTCGAGAGGTGCCTCGGTGAGGCCGAAGGGCCGTCGCAGGAAGCACCCGTGAGGAGTGAAGTGGCTTGGATCGCTGCCACCCCGGATCCGGTTGGGATGGCACGCGGTTCGTTGCACGGCATGTTGCTTGAGGTTGGCGGCATGTCGTGGGAAACCGCTGTCGATCACGTGCGAGCACTGGAACACGACATAGTGCGGAAGCCCCCGCCCGTGTGGTCACCACTCGTTATCGCGCGTGCCGTGCTGGAGTGCTGTCTCGTCTTCGACTACCTCTTCGATCCGTCGATCTCGGGCGCCCTCAGGCTGGCCAGGTGCGTGGGGCTCTGGCGCAAGGACTCGGATCATTCGGCCAAGCTCGCGAAACTCCTGGATCAGGAGGAGCAGGCGGCAGAGCTGAGCGCGGAGATCACGAGCGCACTGGCCGACTGCGACATCAGCGTGAGACGGAGTGCCAGCGGAAAGGTGACGGGGCACGTTGTCGACGGCGAGGTATCAAACCTCGACTACGTCATCACTGAGCGAGTCCGGGACCGACTCCCTACGTGGATCCCGATGCCCTATGGCCTCCTGTCAGGCGCTGCCCACGGTCGTCCTTGGATGACGGACCGAGCACGATGGGTCGGCGAAGAGGTAGGAGACCTGGTGGGGGAGGCGGCCACAGTCATGACCGCGATCATGGTGGTCATGGCCTCATTGGAGATGGGCCTCAGAACCTGGCAGGGCTACTTCGGGTTCGACTTCGAAAATGACCTTGCCGAGTTGGACGAGTATCGCCAGTCCATGACGCTGCGTCTGATGGGGATCGCGCACGCTACGGAGTAGCCGGCTCAGGCGGCAGGCAGCAGCACGCGCTTGGCCTTGGCCCGGGTGGCCTTCTCGGCCCTCGCGACGTCGAGATGACGGAAGAGCTTCTGGCCCCGGTGATCGAGGCCCTCGACTTTCAGGTGGCCTCGGCGGACCCACGAGTAGACCGTCTGCGGGCTGACGCCCGTCAGGTCGGCGGCCTCTCGGATCGTCAGCCAGACCTCGTTGTCCTCCATTGAAGCCCTCCCGACATGCGAACGGCCCGGTCCGCCAGTGGCGTCGGGGCCTGCACGAGGACACACGAGTCCTGCTGTGTTCGATTATGCGGTCGTTCGTTAGGGAAAGCAAGTACCTATTCCGACGAGCTTCATGGCGCGCTCTGACGGGCGCTGACGGCCTGTGCCCTGCTCCGGAGAAACCAGTCGTCCAATGGAGGCAACGCGTCTCCGCGAAGGTAAGCCGTCACGGCGTCGATCCCGACCTGTGCAACGGCCATGAAGTGAGTCAGTGCCCCGAGAGGTTCTTCCGCAGGGTCGTGATAGATGACCGTGATCACGTCCGTCATCTGTGACCGTAGTTCGGGCACGGGTATCAGGTAGGTCGCCATCTCGATCTCGCGAAGATACGGTCCCTGCTCACGTCGCCAATCGACGTTCGAGCTTCGGACATCGTAGGATCGAAGTACGCCGTGCATGGACCTTTGCAGGTCCAGCAGCTCCTTCAGGAGCGCTTCGCAAGCAGCACGGGTCTGAACTTCACGCCGCTCCTCCCGCATGGTCTTCACCTGGTACCGGTGCTGGAGCCATCCGCCGAGCAGTACCGCTCCCGCGCCGACTGTGGCCCCGATCAGGCCGAACACCCCTGCTGTCACTGTCGCGTCCACAGCATCATCATGCCGACGGGACCAACCTCGTGGGGCTGATCCCGTCAAGTCGTGTGAATCCGGAGGTCCGGCTTACCAGCGGCCTCGTGGCATGTCGGCGATAGCGCTTTGGATCGCCGACGCAGCGGCCTGCAACCGCCTCGCGGCTTCCATCAACACCGCGGTGTTGTCCTCCAGGCCGCCGAGCTTGTCGGCAGCGTTGGCGAGCACGTGGACGTTGTCCTCGAAGCTGCCCAACGACCGTGCAGAGTGGCTGAACATCTCGATGGCGTCGGGGCTGATACCGAAGCCGTGGATGCGGGGGTCTGCCAGCTCATCGAGCAGGGTGCTGAGGAGGCCGGCCAGCTCTGGGGCGGTCTTGGAGAACTCGGCCAGTGCCGGACGGACCTGATCGAGGAACTCACCTTGGGCCTCGGCGAGCATCTCGCCCAGACGGGTTTCGGTCAGTCCGGTCAGGCCCTCTAACGCCTCGATGCTGTCGCCTTCGCGGTCGGCCTTCCACTTTACGAGGAGTTCCTTCGGGTAGTCGTCGCTCCTGGCGCCGTCGATCGTGGTGTGGTGAGGAACGCACAAAAGCAGCAGGTTCTTGAAGCTGTTGCGCTCCGGCACGGACCATGTCCCATCGAACCGTTTCCCACCACGGTTGATGGCCCGGATGTGGGCGATCTCCGCGTTCAACTTGGGCACACCGTTGACCATGGTGATCACACGACTCGTACAACCAGGCCAGTAGCAGTAACCCCTGCACAGGGTCATCAGCCCGGCGAGTGTGGCGTTGTCGTACTTTCTCTGTGCCATGCGCCCCCCTTTGCGACAGCTCCTCCCGGACTGTAGGCCGTCGTGCAGCACCTCTGCTACGGCGCCATTCAGCCGGGCCGGCTGTCGCTCACGGATGCCCGCCCGACGAACTTGACGCTTCGGGGTCAAGCGATACTCAACGTTCGGCCTCCTGACGAGCTATTTCCATACGCTCCTGTTCGAAGGCGTCGATCTCCCGGGCCTTGAGCATGGCCTGGGAGGGTGCGGGCAGCGGCTGGTTGCGAACCGTTGCCCCCAGGCAGTCAAGGCCGTATCGGCAGATCTCCGACGGCAGCATCAGTGACCCCCCGTGTGCCGGGTAGTCGGTCAGCTCGTAGATCATGTCCATGTAGCCGAGCACCTCTTCGATCCGCTCACGCAGTGCGTCATCGCGGAGACGAAGGACAGTGGGCTCCATTTCCGCCGCGAGCCGACTCAGCTCCTTTTGCCATGCATCCAGCCTCCTATGCTCCTGCGGGAAGTCACGTGCCCGTTGCCTGATCACGTACAACTGGGTGATCGCTTCGTCCGCAGAGGCTTCGGCCTTCTCCTCTACCCGGAGGTCTCGCGTCGCCCTCGTCTGACGGTTCTGGGTCGCTACCGAGGCCCAGATCGACAGTCCGCCACCGATCGTGGTGCCCACCAAGGTGCCCGCGAGCCCTACCCACACCGATCCGTCCATGGTGCGCATCATGCCGACGGGACCAGTCCCGTGGGGCTGATTCCGTCAGGTCCGTCAGGGGCCCGCAGCGCAGCAGGGCCGTGATCTCTTCACAGGTTGACCACATGTACGATCGCGCGTCACGGGATGAGGGGGCTCCTGCCTGCGGTGGTGCCAGTCGGTAACCCCTCCAGCACTTGATGGAGGTCGTGTACGTGGGCATCAGTAAGAGGAAGAGCGAGTCGACTTTGGTGAGTGGCGTCGTCGTGGTGAGTGCGCTCATCGCGACGCTGGCGGGGTGTGGCGACAACGCCCCTTCCTCGGACGCCGCGTCAACGACCAAGCCCAGCACTACCGCGAGCGCCTCGGCCGGCTCGCCGAAGCCCGTTAGCCCCTCGCCGGAGGAGCCCGTCACGCAGGAGCCGGAGAAGACGGTCACCCCCGAACCGAAGAAGGTCACCCTGTCGCTCGCGGAGATCGCCGACACCCCCGGCACCTTCGAGCAGTTCGAGGAGTTCGTCGCCAAGCACGGGACCGCCGAGCAGAAGAAGGCGGTCAAGCACCTCAAGGGGTGGCGGGGCTACGAGCGCAAGTTGGCCTACCCGGCCCTGGAGGCCAGCTCCGACTACCCCACCGTCGACTACGAGGCCATAGACGGTGGCGACGAGGCGGAACTGGACAAGATGCTGGACCTGGAAGAGCAGAGCCAGTACATAGCTGAGGCACTCGCGGCCTGGTGGGAGATCGACGAGACGGCGGTCTTCCAGGTCTACGACCGCAGTGGCGAGGACGCCGCTGGCACCGCCTGCATCCGGCCCGACAGCGTGGAGAACGAAGGGTCCTGCATCTGACCTCTCACCCGCAACGGAACCCGGGGCCAGGAGGCGATCCTCCAACGGTCCCGGGACTTCCGTCATGATGGCCGTCAGGCGGGTGACAGCTTCTTCAGCTTCGGCTCCCTCGCCTCGACGCGCTGCCGAACCGATCGACAGGTTCCGTCAGAGCAGGCGAGCCCGTGCTGCCTCAGGGCGTCAGCGATGTGACGGGTGCTCGGACGCTTACCGCCGAGAGTGTCGTACAAGCCCCTCACGACCTCGTCCGCAGTGGGCTTCTGTGGGCTCTGGGCGGTCTTCTTCGACTCCGGGCTGACGCGGGCCGTCACCACCTCTGGGCGCGGCGTCAGAGCGCTGATGGCCTTGACGGTCGGCGGCAATACGGGCGTCGGCTTCGGCGTCGCGGGCTTCCACGGGGGAGTGCCACCGGCCCTGGCGACGTTCATCATGTTCGGGGCGACGATGGTGGCACCCGTGCTGATGGCGGTCCTTCCGGCCCCGGCGAGGGCGTGCACCCTCCAGACCGTGATCGGGACCAGCAGCGACACGGCGGCCACGAGGGGGATCGACGCGGTCACGCTGTGGGTCGTCAGCAGGTGGGCGCTGACCTGGCATCCGCCCATGACGGCCAACGACGCTGCGATGTCCCGGCCCTGGCCGGCTCGCACGGAGGCCACCACGTAGGTGTCGACGGCGACCGGGAACAACGGGGCCACGGCGGGGTGGATGCCGACCAAGAGCGCGAGCTGCCACTCGCTGTAGGCCGTCACGGCGATCCCGGCGACGAGGGCGAGCGTCAGGAGGAGCCGGTCGGTCCGGCTGACGGGAGCCGGAGACGGGGAAGGCCCCGCGTCCTTGGTGGGCGCGGGGCACTGTAGACGGGGCACCTTCGTCAGACCTCCTGGGTCTTGCCCGTGATGGCGACCGTGTTGACGGTGTCCTGGACGAGCTGTTGGTAGTCGTACTCGTCGAGCTTCACGGAGCTGCACATCACGCACTCGGCGGCCCATCCGGAGTGGTCCTCCCTGACGAGCGTCAACATCTCGCAACTCGGGCACGGCACCGGCAGCGGCACCCGTCGGGGCTCCGTGCGGGTGATGCCCTTGACGGCCCGCATCAGCTCCCGCAGCTCCAGCTCGAAGTCGGCGACCCAGGTCTGCTCGACGATCCAGCCGAGGTGCGTCAGGAGGCGGTCCGTCAGGGAGCTGACGTGGACCCTGACGGGCGTCAGGTGGCGCTCCTTGGTGACCACCTGGCACCAGGTCTCCAGCACCGCCAGGACGGGCGCCGGGCCCACCTGGTCCTCGGCGTCAGTGACGCTCTGACGGGCGTACGGGCCGATGAGGTTCAAGGTGTCCAGGCGACCCGGGAGAGGGGCATGGAGCTTTTTGGATGACCGTCCGTCCCCACCGCCTCCCTGCTCCCTCTGGCGGGACATCGCGAGGTACACGAACTGCTCGGGGAGCTGGGCGAGGAGCCCGCGGATCCGGGCCTGGCACGGGATGCAGGTGTGGGTTTCGGAGGTCCGGGCGCACGCCGCGCACGTGGTGGTCTCGTTCACCGGCCCTCCTTGTGCTTGACGCGGGCCGACTGGGCCCTCCGCAGGTCGCGGACGACCATGGCGATCCAGCCGATGACGATCAGGGCGGCGAGGGCGTGGAAGGCGTGCCCGAGGCTGTGGGGGTTGTTCATCCGATCTCACCGACCCACAGGCCGTGACGGTCCTTGCCGACGATCTCCATCTCCCTCAGCTCGTGCAGAGAGCGGGTGACCGTGCTGCGGTCGAGGCCCGTGGCCTTGGCGATCTCGACGGCGGTCTGGGGGTCCGGGCACAAGATCATGTACGTGCCCACGACCTTGCGGGACGGCCGGACCGACTCGGACTGGATCAGGTCCTGGAGGACTCGGGTGTTCATCGGGCCTCCCGCTCGTTGAAGGCCGCCAGGACGTGGCGGTAGTGGAACAGTTCGACCGATACGAAGCCCAAGACCGGGTCCAACTCCTCGACCGTGAGCCAACCCTCGGCCGGCTCGCCCAATCCGGAGTCCTCGGGGTTGCCCAGGAGTTGCGCCACCTCGGGCTCGGGGATCAGAGGCTGGTCGCAGACGCCGAAGCCGTGGTCCTGGAGGCAGCGCCAGCGCTCCGTGACGGCGGCTGTGCCGACCTCGATCAGGCGGCCGTCGGCGGAGTCGACCCGCAGGACGCCCTTCGTCAGGGCCTCCGCTGCGTTCTGGGCCTGTCGGCCACGGATGGCCAGGTCAAGGGTGCAGACCGGGTAGATCATCACGCCGCCACCTCCAGGACCTTGCGGGAGCCGACGAACTGGCTCGCGCGCTGGCCGGACTTGCAGGGGCGGCAGTATCGCCGGGTCCTCCCGGCCGGATCGGTGTACGTGAAGCCGTTCACGGCGTACTCATGGCCGCTGGGGCAGTGCGTCCGGTTACGCAGGTGCTCACCGCTGTGCCCCGCGCGGACGTTGGCGCTGTGGCTCTGGAGGGCCAGGTGCTCGGGGTTCACGCACCGACGGTGGAGGCACTGGGGGCCGCCCTGGCAGGTCTCATCCCGGTCGTGGCAGAGGTGCCCCAGGTGAACCCGCTCCCATCCCTTCGGGCCGTGGACGTACGCCGGGGGCGAGCCGTGCTCCAAGGCCCACAGGACGCTGTAGGCGCGGACGGTCTGACCGCCGAGGTGGAAGGAGCCGTACCCGTCCTCGTTCAAGGATGCGGTCCAGGTCCAGCAGTCCGCGGACGCGGTGGGGCTGTTGAGGTCCTGGTGAACCTTGGAGTTCCAGCGCTCGATGGGCTCGTCGCCCTCACCGGACAGGAGAGCGTCGTACCAGCGGCGCTCGGGGATCAGGACGGGCTGTACGACGCCGTCCACCTCCGCCATGGAGGGGGTGTACCGCCTCAGATCGACTTCCTGCATCGCACGCTCCTTGGGTGCTCGTACGGAGCGCCCGGAGACCTGCCCCGGGCGCGGGGACTGGCCTCCAGAGGAGTCGTGGTGCATTCGCCTTGGCGACAGGTCGAATTTATCACACGAATGTCGATTAATTCAACGCCGATGTGTAGCCGTCCATTCTCCAAAGATTCTGTGAGTAAGGCCTTTCTCCAAGAATTCTGATGTTGGTCAGAATGTGGTAAGCGCGCTTACGATGTGTCCGGACACGACGAAGCCCCCGGCTGGAACCGGGGGCAACGTCAGCGGCTTCCTTTTTAAAAACGAAGCCGGGTTGGTCCGGGAGGTCCTCCAACCTCATCCGAACCGACTGTCCCCACTTCGCCTCGAAGCAGATGGGAACAGCAAGCTGTGATGGATTCTAGCGGCAGTGACGTCTCCGGTCGAACCGATCTCCAGGAATTCCCGGAGACCCTCCAGCGGGTCGAGCGCATCCGCTCCCTGCTCGTGGCCGACCCCGCCAACACCCCTGAGTGCCGTCTGGGCTGGTCTGTGATGACCGGGAACCTCCGAGGTCTCCGGGGCCTGGAGCTGGCCTCCGGAATCGGCGACAAGCAGTGCTGGGAGATCACCGCCTCCTACGACGGAGGCCTGTCTCCTTTGGGCCTGGTCCGCACGGTCGAGCGCGGGACGAGCTGGACCTCCGAGGGTCGTCTCAAGGGTGAGTACGCCTTCGCGGATACCGATCGCGAAAACGTCACCAAGAACATGATCTATAAGAACCCTCCTACCCCCTTGGAGGACAAGACCCTGAAGGGTCTTGTGGATCTTGATGGGTACCGTGACGTTTTCGCGAGCGGTATCGCCCTGCGGGTGCTCGACCCCGCCCTGGACCTGTGGCGTCGGTCCAAGGACGAGCTGGGCTCCGAGGGTTGGCGGGTCGCGGTCATCACGATGCTCCAGCCGGTGACGATGACGATGGACGAGTGGGCCGAGTTGCTCCAGGTCTCCCCGGCCAGCGCCCGGAAGCTCGCGGTCAAGTTCGAGAAGAAGGACGTCGCCACCCGGACGAAGGTCGGGCGGACCGTCCACATCTCCCTGGACTGGTCGCGTCAGATCGAGGTCATGGAGGCGATGCACCGGGACGACCTGATGTCCCGGGGGCGATCGTTGATGAACGACTACGCCAAGGAGCAACTCCGCATCCAGCGGCCTCCGTCCCCGGAGGAGCTGGAGATCCGCCGCAGGGGCAAGAAGCCCGCCACGTACGCCTCGTACCTCCAGGCCGCTCTGGACGAGGCGGAGAGCCCCGAGCACCGCAAGGACTTGGAGCGGCTGCTCCACCACTTCGCGGGGGCCTCTGAGGCCGACTGGAGGCGCTGGTTCGACGCGGGGCGGTCCCTCACTGAGGACGAGGTCCGGGAGCTGGCCGGGATCCCCAAGCCGGAGAAGCCGAAGCAGCCGACCCCCGAGGAACTGGCCGCCATGGTCCGCCGCGTCACCAAGGAGCCCTCGGTGCCGAAGGGCCCCGAGGTCCTCCCCACGCCCCAGCCGGCTCAGGCCGAGGACGAGACTGAGGACGACCGCCTGCTCCGCGTCATGTGCGAGAACAATCCGCGAATCTTCGAGTCCGTGTTCGGCCGCTTGCCCAACCAGGAGAAGCCCGTGGATCGAGGGCGCCGCCGCAGGCCCCGCCGGGTGCCCATGTTCCTTTGAGTGACGGGATGATGTGCCTTCTGCGCTGCCGATCAAGGGGGGTATTGGGATGGGAAGAGACGACTTCGCGGTCATGGTGGAGTTCCTGCGGGCCCGTCTTCGTGAGGACGACGTGGCGGCTCATGCATTGAAGCCCGGCAAGAACCAGGACGTGGCACGGTTGCAGGCCCGGGTTCTCGCCGATGTCGAGGCGAAGCGCCGGCTCGTGGACTGGGTGGAGGAGCTTCCGCGGAAGGCAGAGAACAGCGGAGAACGCGCCTTCTGGCTGAAGGTGGCCGGGGACTTGTATGCCGAACGCTCGCGGGACCTTCGTAGCCCGGTGATCTACGAACTCGTTCTGGCGTACGCCGACCACCCCGACTTCCATCCTGAGTGGCTACCGGTCGAGGAGGAGCTGGAGGGGGAGTACGAGCCCGGCATGTACGCGAGCAGCACTCGCAGGCGGGACCGCACCACCTGACTCGCAGGGGACGCGAGGGCCCGTCACCGCTTCACGAAGGTGGCGGGCCATCGCGTCCCCGGAGTCCAGCGCCGGCTTCCACGATCAGCGGGCCAGCGTGACGGTGACGGGGACATTCGGGCAGTGGCTGAGCACATCCGTCAGCGCGTCCAGTTCTTCGGTGTCGATGCTCAGGCCCCAGCGGGTCTTGTCGGCCACCCAGTCGGTGCCGTAGGTGCAGTGGTAGCCGGCGGCTGGCGGCAGCCAGGTGCTGGGATCCTGATCGGCCTTGGACCGGTTGGAGGCAGCGGACACCGCGATCAGCGCGCGGTCGTCGCCGAGGTCGTTGGCGTAGGCCTCGCGCTCCTTGGCCGTCCAGGTAGAGGCGCCCGAGTCCCAGGCCTCGGCGAGCGGTACCAGGTGGTCGATGTCCAACCCGCTGGGCCCCCGGAGGTAGCGGTCGTCGTACGGGGAGTACCACTCGCCCCCGCTCAGCCGACAGTTCGAGCCCTGTTCCGGCGCGATGACGGCCTCGGCCTTCAGGACCTCGGCGCGGGTCTTGCAGCCGTCCCGGTCGGCATCGACCCAGTGTTTGAAGGCGGTGCGCTCATAGCCTGTGCGGTCCTCGGTGCGGACCGGCAACTGGGCGAGGGCGTCTCGTACGGGCAGAGTGACAGCGTCACGTGGTGCGCTGGCGGCCGGGGTGGCGTATGCGGTCGTAGGAACGAGGAGGGCGGCGAGCACGGTGGCTGCGGCGGCGGTACGGGCGAGGCGCACGGGCGAAGTCCTCTCGACGATCACGGGTAGTGCGTGATCTTCGTACCGGCTCTCGCAGGCGGCCCGCCCGGTGAACGGAGGCGGCTCTACCCGATCGGGCGTTAAGTCCGATCGTCGGCGCGCAGCGGTGGGCCAAGGTGAATGCTCGGTGGAGCACCTGTCGACGAGGAGGTTGTGCTGTGAACCCTGACGTTCGTCAGGAGGCCCTGAGCCGCAACGGACTGACGGAGACCCAGGATGGTTACGAGCTGACCGCCCTGGGCTTCCGGAGGGCCTCTCAGCGGGCTCTGGTGCTGCGGGAGCAGGGGGACCCGGAGGCGACCCGGATGCTCGCCCTGGACCCCTCTGACCCGCTCAGGTGGGAGTTCTGTCGGGCCCTACAGATCGATGTGTTCACCGCTGAAGTGCGGCAGCTCGTTTTTAAATTCTTCTGTCCCGTTCGCTCCAGGAATTCTGAAGCGAACGAATGCGCCAAGTAACGGAGAGGTCGCTTCCCGTCGTTTCAAGCGGCTAACATAATCGCGGCCGCACGGCGAAGGCCCACCTCTGGGGAGAGGTGGGCCTTCGAATTTAAAAATCTCTGAGGAGAGACCAATCGGGTGCTGTAACACCTGACGCGAGGTTTGGGGAAACCTGTGGGTGATCTTAGCCGTATTCGTACGGTAGAGCTAGATGACGAGAAGCACTACAGCTTGTGGGACGCCACCAGAGTGCTGGGCTACAACTCCTACGCCGTGGCCCACCGGAAGATCCCCCGGCAGGCCAGGAAACGCGTCCCCTGGGCGGTCTTCGGTGAGGAGGGGCCTCGGGCGCGGACTCTGACCACTGCCGTGAACGACATCGGCCTGCGGTACCTGGTGGCGAACTCGAAGAGAGCTGCCGCCCGGGACCTGGCGGCGGAACTCGGCATGGAGTTGTGCGTCGTCCCCACCTCGGAGTCTGAGGTCATCCGGATCGTTACGGCTGCTCTGAGGCCGATCGAGGTCGAGGAAGAGTACAAGGTCGGCAACTATGTCGTGAGTGCCTACTGCCCCGGCCTTGGCGTGGTCATCGAGTATGACCGGCTGAGCGATTCGCGGTTCGACCGGGAGGCCGAGTTCTGGCGGAGGGTCGTCATCGAGGACAAGCTCGGCTGCGCGTTCGTGACGTTCGACCCCAAACGTCGGGACTTCAACCCTGGGGCGGTAATCAACGAGATCCTGACGATGGAACTGCCGAAGCGGACCGCGCAGTCCGCCTGATCTCTCCAAGAAATCCTGGAGCAATTCCGGATGATCAAGCGGGAGTTGTGCTGTCACTCGAACGGGTGACAGCATTTCCGCATGTCTGCGATACCGAAGCGCCTCGTCGTCATCGACCCGGAGGCCCCTGCGGGCTTCAGGCGGGTCTCCTACGGTCCCGTGCTGAACGGGAAGCCCTTGCGGTCCCCGGCGATGCGAAAGCTCGTCCAGGGCCTCCTACGGGACCAGGTGGCCGTTGTCGAGCAGGAGCGCCTGGACGCGGAGTGGGTGGCCCAGCAACTGGCCTCCGCGCCCCCGCTGACGGAGATCCAGAAGCAGGGCCTCCAGAGGTTGAAGCGGGACCTGACCAAGGCTGCGCGGAGCCGCATGGATGAGCCGGCCCGCATGACGGCCTGAGCTAGCGCGCTCCACGTTGAGGCAGACCTGATCGGGACTGCCCGGAGCGTTTGACGTGCAGGTCAGACCCTTTAGGGGGACAGTGGAAGCAGTGGTCCTGACCGCGCTGTGGCGAGCACACACCCTAATCTGATGAGAGGGTCGCCATGGTCGTCGACATCTTCCTTCTCATTGCCGTCTTTGCCCTGGTCGGGGGCGTGATCTCGGTCGCGTTGATTCTGAAAAGGAGATCGCAGCGTCTACAGGCCAGCGGAAACAACAAGTGGAGTGTCGCGATCGCTCGATCTGTGACCGGACTCCTGGCGGTTGCTTTCAGTGACGCCGCCATCGTCGTGGCGGCGCTCTGGGGCATCAGGAAGACGGATGAGGCGCAAGTAGTTCCGCTTCTCACCAGCGCCTTCACCGCCGTTACTGCTATCACGACAGCGTTCTTCGGTATCAGGGCTGTTGCCAACACGGCCAGAGAAGCCCTTGAGTATTCGCCCCCAGGACCGCCAGGTGCCCCAGGGCCTACAGGCCCCGAGGGTCCGACGGGCCCGAAGGGCAATTCTGCGTCACCAGGCGAGGCGGGGCCCTCCGGCGGAAAGCAGGTTGAGGACGAGGAAGCACCGTAGGAAGAGCACGAGGGCAAGTTGGAGGGCGGTGCTGGCTAACGCCAACGGATCTCCACCCTCGCCCTGTTGAACACGTTCTTCGGGGGCACGGCGGGATGGATCCTGATCTCGCGGATCAACGCCCTGTAGTGGGACTGCTTCTTCGCAGGGGTGTACTCCTCCCAGTCCTTCCGAAGCTCCTCGGCGTCGATCTCCAGGGCCCTGTCCTTGAGGCTGTACTGCGCAGCCTCCCTCTGCGCTTGGGTGATCCGAGAGTTCAAGGTGTCGATGGCCTCTCGAACCTCCCGGGCCGGGCGATCCCCATCGAGCAACTCCTCCTTCAGCTCCTTCACCCGGCGCTCCCACTTCGCGACCTTGGCCTCCAAAGACGGCCGAGGGTCATCCGGAACCGCCACGTCAAGCGGCTCGACCTCTTCGAGCTTGGCGAACACCAACTTCTCCACGAGGCGTTCGAGGTCCTCGATCCGGATCGTCCGACCGCCGCATCCCCCGTCGCCCTTGGGCGGGCACCGGTACACCGGGCCCTTCCGGTTCGAGCTGGGGGCGGTCCGCATGCGGATCCCCTCCTCGGTGCAGGTGCACCGGACCAGGCCGCTCAGCGGGTACTTCAAGGCCGTGGAGGTCCGCTGGGCCCCGCTGGCCTTCGCCTGCTCAGCTCGGTCGCTCAGCAGGGCCCTGAGGGCTTTGTGCTCGTCCTCGGAGATGATCGCGGGCCAGACGGCCTTGCCGACGACCTGGCGCTTGTGCTCCTTCAGCCCGGCGATCCGTCCGGAGGACAGCAGGAACCTCATGCCCTGATACGACCAGGCGCCACCCGTTGAGGTTTTGATCCCCCTGGTGTTGGCGTCGGTCACGAGGCTGTACAGACTCTCGCCCTCCAGGGCCCGCTTCGCCCAGTCCCGGACGTACTTGGCCTCGGTCTCGTCGATGCGATCCTCGATCACCTTCCGACGGCGGCCCTCGCCGTCGAAGAGCCGCTCGTACCCGAAGGGCCTGTGACCGCCGTTGTGAATGGCCCCGGCCTGGACCAGCTCCTGGACCTTGCGGAGCACGCGCTCCTGCTTGTGCTCGACCTCGTACTTGGCCATCAGGCCGATCATCCTGGCCATCGCCCGGCCCGTAGGAGTGTTGAGGTCCATCTCCCCGGCCGTGTAGGTCTTGATCTCGACCTCGTGTGCCTCCACCAGGTCGATCAGGTCCTCAAGCTCACGTGGCTGGCGGTACAACCTGTCAGGGTGCCAGGCCAGGATGCCGTCCACGCGACCGGACTCGATGTCCGCGAGAAGCCGGGCGTAGCCCTTCCTCTTCTTCCGGCGGTCGGTCGCCGACAGGTCGTTGTCGTCGTACGTCTCGACGATCTTCCAGCCGAGGCGCTCGGCGAGTTCGCGGCAGTCGTCGGCCTGGCGCTTGACACCCAGTCCGGCTCCCTCGCGGTCGTCAGAGATGCGGATGTACAGACCGGCCCTGCGGGCCCTGGAGGGGGTCTTCATAGCGCCTGACGATATCGGGGTTGGGGGGTAAGACAGAAGTTGCTTCACCACGGCTCGGCGTACCAGGATCCGGACCTCCTGCGCCGGGCGGCCCCGCGGCTGGCGCTGATCAGC